TATAACTCTGATTATGATTTTATAGTAATAAGTAAAACTGGAAAAATTGGACAAATCATTGAAATACAGAATCTCAGGATTGCTTTACCAACAGCAGATGAACCGTTTAAACGAAGTAAAGAAAAAGCGGCGCAGTATTGGGAAAGACAAGAGTACCCAAAAGAACTAAGTAATATTAAAAGTAGGTTTGACTGGGAAGAATACCCAGCTGAGTTTAAAGAAAAGTGGTATGATTACATCGACGAAGAATTCAAGAGAAGAGAACAAGGTTACTGGTTCTACAACAACGGTACTCCTACTTATATTACTGGTACTCATTACATGTACTTACAATGGTCAAAGATCGACGTTGGAGCCCCTGATTTTAGAGAAGCAAATAGATTATTCTTTATATTTTGGGAAGCATGTAAGGCAGATACGAGATGTTACGGGATGTGCTACCTTAAAAACAGACGATCTGGATTTTCATTTATGTCCTCGGCCGAACTTGTTAACCAAGCAACAATATCTAGTGATGCCAGATTTGGTATACTCTCTAAGTCTGGATCAGATGCTAAAAAAATGTTTACAGATAAAGTCGTCCCAATATCCGTTAACTATCCGTTTTTCTTCAAACCGATCCAGGACGGTATGGATCGTCCTAAAACAGAACTTGCATACAGAGTTCCAGCTTCGAAGCTTACTAGAAGGAAGCTTGAAAGCAATGAACAATTAAGAGAGCTAGACGGACTTGACACAACTATTGACTGGAAAAATACTGGTGATAACTCTTACGATGGTGAAAAGCTAAAGCTATTAGCTCATGATGAAAGTGGTAAATGGGAGAGACCTGATAATATATTAAATAACTGGAGAGTTACAAAAACTACATTACGTCTAGGGTCAAGGATCGTAGGTAAATGTATGATGGGCTCAACTTCAAATGCTTTAGACAAAGGTGGAGACAACTTTAAAAAATTATACTACGCTTCAGACGTTACTAAAAGAAATAGAAACGGACAAACATCTTCTGGGCTCTATAGCTTGTTCATTCCTATGGAATGGAACTACGAAGGATTCATCAATACTCATGGACTACCTGTCTTCGTTAGAGGCAAAACTACAGTCAAAGGAGTTGATGGTTACGAAATTACAACAGGAGTTATCGAGCACTGGGAAAATGAAGTCGACGGTTTAAGAGAAGATCCTGATGGTTTAAATGAATACTATAGACAGTTTCCAAGAACTGAAGCTCATGCTTTTAGAGACGAAACAAAAGATAGTTTATTTAACTTAACTAAGATATACGAACAAATAGATTATAATGCTGAACTTAATAATTCAGCAGCTGTTACAATAGGTAACTTTCAGTGGGAAAATGGTATTAAAGATTCAAGGGTTATATTTAATCCAAATAGAAACGGTAGGTTCCAAATAAGTTGGGTACCACCTAAAAATCTTCAAAATCGAGTGATACTAAAGAGTAACGGTAAATACCCTGGAAACGAACACGTTGGGGCTTTTGGGCTTGATAGCTACGATATATCAGGTACTGTTGATGGTAAAGGATCTAATGGAGCTTTACACGGGTTGACAAAGTTTTCAATGGAAGATGCACCGCCTAACCATTTTTTCTTAGAATATATATCAAGGCCACAAACAGCTGAGATATTCTTTGAAGATGTATTAATGGCTATGGTTTTTTATGGTATGCCAATACTAGCTGAAAATAACAAACCTAGGTTTTTATACTATTTAAAAAGAAGAGGTTATAGAGGTTATTCTATGAATCGACCTGATAAAGTTTGGAATAAACTTTCTACAACAGAAAAAGAAATAGGTGGAATACCTAACTCAAGTGAAGATATTAAGCAAGCGCATGCTGCTGCAATTGAATCTTATATAGAAACTTATGTAGGGTTAAAAGATGATGGCTACGGTGATATGTACCATCAAAAGACATTAGAAGATTGGTCTAAGTTCAATATTAATAATAGAACAAAGCACGATGCTTCGATAAGCTCAGGTTTAGCTATTATGGCTTGTAATAAAAATAGATACACGCCAGTTAGCAAAAGACAAAATAAATCTGTGGTTTTAGGTATTAAAAGATATGATAACACGGGTTATAATTCAAAAATAAAATAGATGATAAAAACTAATTACAATAGTTCTTTTCCAGATCAGGTCGTGCCAGATGTAGAAAAAGCTTCTTATGATTATGGTTTGCAAGTTGGTAGAGCCATAGAATCTGAGTGGTTTAGAAACGACAGAGGTTGGTATGATAGATTTAATACGAACTATAATAATTTCCATAGGTTAAGATTATATGCCAGAGGAGAACAATCTATTCAAAAATACAAAGACGAATTATCTATCAATGGTGACTTATCTTATTTAAACTTAGACTGGAAACCCGTACCAGTAATTCCTAAGTTTGTAGATATTGTTGTAAATGGTATGTCTCAAAGATCTTACGATATTAAAGCTTATGCTCAAGATCCTGAGTCTATAATGAAAAGAACTGCTTACGCTGAAGCTCTACAAAGAGATATGATGCAGAAAGATCTTATAAACCAGATACAACAGATGACAGGACTAGATGTTTCTAAATCACAAGGTAAAGGTTTAGAAATGGAAAGTGAAGAAGATTTACAGCTTCATATGCAAATGGATTATAAAGAATCTATTGAAGTAGCTGAAGAAGAAGTTATTAATAATGTATTAGCTAAAAACAAATATGATTTAACTAGAAGAAGATTAAATCAAGATTTAACTATACTAGGTATTGCAGCTACTAAAACATCTTTTAATAGATCAGAAGGAGTTACAGTTGATTACGTAGATCCAGCAAGTTTAGTTTATTCATATACTGAAGATCCTAACTTTGAAGATATATATTATGTAGGTGAAGTAAAACCAATAAGTCTACCAGAACTTAAAAAGCAGTTTCCTAATTTAACATCTAGTGAATTAGAAGAAATACAAAAGTATCCAGGTAATCAAAACTATACTAGAAACTGGAGTGGTCGTTATGATGATGATACAGTACAAGTACTATATTTTGAATACAAAACATATACTAATCAAGTATTTAAAATAAAAGAAACTGCAAGTGGACTTGAAAAAGCATTAGAAAAACAAGATACATTTATAGATGCACCGGATGGTGATAACTTTAAAAAGGCATTTAGATCAATTGAAGTATTGTATTCAGGAGCTAAGATATTAGGTCATGAAAAAATGCTTGAGTGGAAGATGGCAGAGAATATGACTAGACCAAATGCTGACACTGTTAAAGTTAATATGAACTATAACATCGTAGCTCCTAGATTATACAAAGGTCGTATAGAATCAATTGTAAGCAGAATAACTGGTTTTGCTGACATGATACAGCTAACTCATTTAAAACTACAACAGGTGATGTCTAGGATAGTGCCTGATGGGGTTTATATGGATATAGATGGTTTAGCAGAAGTAGACTTAGGTAATGGAACTAACTATAATCCAGCTGAGGCTTTAAATATGTATTTCCAAACTGGATCTTTAGTCGGTAGATCAATGACTCAAGATGGTGGTATGAATCCAGGTAAAGTTCCAATACAAGAACTTTCTACTTCAAATGGTATGGGTAAAATACAGTCATTGATACAAACTTATGAGTATTACCTTAAAATGATTAGAGACGTAACCGGTCTTAATGAAGCTAGAGATGGTACACTACCAGATAAACAATCATTAGTTGGTTTACAGAAATTAGCTGCTGCTAATTCAAATGTAGCTACAAGACACGTACTACAAGCTAGTTTATATTTAACTCTTAGAACTTGTGAAAACATATCATTAAGAGTTGCCGATGCTTTAATGTTCCCAATGACTAAACAGTCTTTAATGTCTAGTATATCTAGGTATAACGTAGGAACACTAGAGGAATTATCTGGATTAAATATACACGACTTTGGTATATTCCTAGAACTAGAGCCAGATGAAGAGCAAAGACAGATACTAGAACAAAATATTCAAATAGCTTTACAAGCTGGACAAATAGGTCTTGAAGATGCTATTGACATTAGAGAAGTTGCTAATTTAAAGCTAGCTAATCAAATGTTAAAGAAACGTAGAAAAGATAAAGCAGCTAGAGAACAACAAGCACAGCAAGCTAATATGCAAGCTCAAGCACAATCTAATGCACAGCTAGCAGAACAAACAGCTATGGCAGAAGCTCAGAAGCAACAGATATTAACTGAGCAAAAGATGCAACTTGAAAAAGCTAAGTCTGATTTTGAAGTACAAAAGATGGAGAGAGAAGCACAAATTAAACAACAGTTAATGGAACTAGAGTTTAATTATAATATGCAACTTACTCAAGCTCAAGGGCAAAGTAGAAAACAACAAGAAGAATTTAAAGAAGATCGTAAAGACGAACGAACTAAAATACAAGCAACGCAACAATCTGAGTTAATAGATCAAAGAAAAAATGATTTATTACCGAAGAACTTTGAATCCGCAGGTAATGATACTATGGGTGGATTTGGCTTAGAGCAGTTTGGCCCTAAGTAATTTTATATTAACTATTATATTATATTATGTCAGAAGAAGTAAAAGAGGAAGGTTCTTTTAAAATAAAAAAGAAACCAGGTAGACCTAAAAAACTTACCAAAAAACAAGAAACTATAAAAGTAGATTTATCTAAAAAAGACCCTGTAGAAGAAGAAGTAACAAAAGTTGTTATTGATGAAGCTAAGGAAGAGGCTGTTAAAGAAGAGCCAGTAAAAGAAGTTGTTGAAGAAAAAACTGAAGAAGCTGCTGAAGAAAAAGTAACACCAATACAAGAGGTTACTGAAGAAGAAAAAGTAGAAGAAGTAAAAGAGCCAGTTATGGAAACTGCTCCAGAGCCAGCTAAGCCAGAAATTAACTTACCTGAAAACGTAGAAAAGTTAGTTAAGTTTATGGAAGAAACAGGTGGTACAGTTGAAGACTACGTTAGACTAAATGCTGATTACAGCAACGTAGATGACAATACTTTAATTAGAGAATACTACAAACAGACTAAACCACACTTAGATATGGAAGAGGTTAACTTCTTATTAGAAGATAACTTTTCATTTGAAGAAGATGTGGATGAAGAGCGAGATATAAAAAAGAAAAAACTTGCCTTCAAAGAAGAAATTGCTAAAGCCCGTAAATTTTTAGAGGACACTAAGAGTAAATACTACGACGAAATCAAGTTGAGACCCGGCGTAACTCAAGACCAACAAAAAGCTACTGACTTTTTCAATAGATACAACGAAGAACAGAAAATGGTTCAAGATCAACACAAGAGGTTCCAAAGTAACACTAAAAATTATTTTAACCAAGAATTCAAAGGTTTTGACTTCAATATTGGTGAAAAGAAATTTAGATATGGAGTTTCGGATACTGATGGTGTTGCTAACACCCAATCTGATCTAACTAATTTTGTTGGGAAGTTCCTAAACGAGAAAGGTGAAGTAAAAGATTATGCTGGTTACCACAAAGCCATTTATGCTGCTGAAAATGCTGATACAATAGCTAATCACTTCTATGAGCAAGGCAAAGCCGATGCTGTAAAAGATATGATGGCTAAATCCAAAAATGTAAGTAACGAACCTAGAGTAACATCTACAGGTGATGTATTTATTAATGGGTTAAGAGTAAAAGCAATTAGCGGTGTAGATAGTTCTAAGTTAAAAATAAAAACAAAACAAAAATAAAACTTAAAACTAATACAAAATGGGATTAGATATAACTAATGCTCCAGGATTACAACCTCACCAAAAAAAGCAAGCTCTAGATACTAACTATCTAGCGTTTAACAGCTCTACTGGTGGTGGTACTTTTGCTGAGCAATACCTTCCGGAATTATATGAAGCGGAAGTAGAGAGATTTGGTAACAGAACGTTACAAGGTTTCTTAAGAATGGTTGGCGCTGAGATGCCAATGACATCGGATCAAGTAATTTGGTCTGAACAAAATAGATTACACGTTTCTTATGATGTTTGTCAAATTAAATCTGCTACTACTATTGAGGTAACAGTTGAAAATAAAAAGCAATGTGTTATTAGAAAAAATCAAACTATTGTTATTTCAGATGGTTTAAACAGTGTTAAAGCTAAAGTCGATAATGTATCTGACGTTGCTAGTTGGTCTGGTACCCCAGCTGTTGGTGTTGCTACAGTTACTGTTACTACTTATAAAGTTGCAGACTTAGTAACTGGAACAGGTCTAGCAGACGAGCAAACAGGTATTAAAGTATTTGTTTACGGATCTGACTTTGGTAAAGGTACTTCAGGTATGGACGCTGCAATTAATATTTCTGCAAATGGTGTTTCTGCTATTCAGCCTGATTTTACGCAATTTTCAAACAAGCCAATTATATTAAAAGACATGTATCAGGTTAATGGATCTGACGCTGCTCAAATTGGTTGGGTTGAAGTTGCTACTGAAGATGGTACTTCTGGATACTTATGGTATCTAAAAGCTGAGTCTGAAACAAGATTAAGATTTGAAGATTACTTAGAAATGAGCATGGTTGAAGCTGAAAAAGATTTGGCTGGTGCTACTGCTCCAAGTGGATCTGAAGGTTTATTTGCTGCTATTGAAGCAAGAGGAAACATTTACAACGACTTTGCTGGTGCTGCTGCTCCAGGATCTGGCGCTCTAGGTGATTTCGATGCTATTCTTAAGCAATTAGATAAGCAAGGTGCTATTGAAGAAAATATGTTATTTTTATCTAGAGCTACTGCTCTTGATTTTGATGATATGATTGCTGCTCAAGCTGGTGGAGGTTATGCTTCTACTGCTAATGCTTCTTATGGTTTATTTAACAATGAAGAAGATATGGCACTTAACTTTGGATTTTCTGGTTTTAGAAGAGGTTCTTATGATTTCTACAAAACTGATTGGAAATATCTAAACGATGCATCTACAAGAGGTTTAACTGGAGATATTGATGGTGTTATGATTCCTGCTGGAACATCTACTGTTTATGATCAAATGTTAGGTCAAAACATCAGACGTCCTTTCTTACACGTAAGATATAGAGCTTCTGAAGCAGATGATAGAAGAATGAAGTCTTGGGTTACTGGTTCAGTAGGCGGAGCTTATACTTCTTCTTTAGATGCAATGCAAGTACATTTCTTATCTGAAAGATGTCTTTGTGTACAAGG